TTATGAAGACGCCTTTGGTGACATAGCATATAGAGACAATTCATTATTTAATGACTATGGTCAATTGTGGAATGGCAGACAATTTTTTAAATACGATTTTGCTCCAAGTTTAACAGACAAATATACATATAAAAACTTAAATAAGAAAGCGAGTTAATTATGAAATACAATGAAGATAAAATAGTTAAAGAAATACACGATTACATTAAATCTACTTATGGTGAACACTATAGTACAACTAAAGACGGTTTCCAAGTACAAGATATGTTAAGACAATTAGGTATTGATAAAGATTTTTGTCAAGCCAATGCCATCAAATACTTGTGTAGATATGGTAAAAAAGATGGTAAAAATAGAAAAGATTTATTAAAAGCAATACACTATATTATATTATTAATGAGTAGTGAAGACAATAAAAAATAACAAAGGAGGATTATATTATGTCTATTGATACAAATGTTATGTTTAATAAAAATGATATAGGTAAAAACCTATACAGAAAGAAAACTTACTATACACTTGTAATAGAACAAGAAGTATTGGCAAAAGATAAAGACGAAGCCGATAAACTGTTTAGTGATTGTGGTATTAATTATGCTGCTGTAAATAATGAACTTACAGAAACAAAAGGTGATGTAGAAACTTATATGGTAGACGCTAACTATACAGATAGTGGTAAAACTGAATATATTGGTAAAGTAGATTATGAAGATGAAGAATACGCTGAAGAAGATGGTTTAGTTGAAATAAACACAATGGCTTCAGAAAGTATTAAACCTAGTGAGAGAGTGAATGGTTAATCAAAGGACAGAATGGGAACAAAATGTTATTGATAATGCTATTGAATATTCAATAGTTGAATGGCGACCATTAAATAAGACTACAAAAACAATTGTTAAAAGTTATGATGAAGCTAAAAAGTTATTTAACAAAACAATTAAAGAACACACAGCAACATTGGTTTATGCCATTGATGATAAAGGCAGTCACGCTAATTTAAACCATTTAGAAGATTTTAAAAAGGAGGACAAATATGTCAAATCAAAGACCAGGTAATGTAGTAAGGGCTATTGAGCCAGGTATGAAAGATATGACCGTTTTAAAGTTTTTTAAAATGGCACAAAAGATTTTAGAAGCTGAGGGCAAAGATGATGAGGCCTTCTACTTCGAGCAAATGGTAGATTGGTTAAAACAAGGCCGACCATTACCACTTGATGAAGAAACAACAATAAAGGCTTTGGGAGTATAGGAGATACTATGATAGAAACAATAGCTACAATAGACATTTTAAATTCAGCACTTGATAAATTGAATGATATAAATTATAGAGATTTAAACAGTATTGAAACAAAAGTGGTAGACGCTAAAGATACATTAATTACATATAGAGATAAACTACAAAAAGAAGTTGATGAGTTTGATGAGTGGGCAAAAGTCCAATCAGACATAGATACAGCTTTACAATTAGAAGCTGAAGAAATGAGAGGTAAATAATATGGAAATGTTTATATTAATGTTAATGATATTAATGTCAGCGATAGTCATTACATATTCAGGTGAGATATATCTGTACCTTTGTTTGGTACTTGGTTCGTTTTTTAACGATATTAAAAATAAAGTAAAATCAATCACAGGTAGAAAAAAGTAGATGATGTACTACTCACAAGAGCTACAAATTGCCAATCCTGGCGTATCCTGGACGGTTCCAGGAGTAAAAAAACTAGTAAAATCAACAATTTTATTAGGCTTGACTTTTCTATCGTTTTATGGTAGGATAATAACAAACTAACAAAAGGAATATATTATGTCATTTAAATACACAAAAGAAGAACTATTTAAAGAGTTTAAAGTTGCTACAGATAAAGATGTAGCACTTTCAAAAAAAGATACTTTAGATGAAAAAGAACACGACATCTATAAAAATCGTATTCAATTCTTTTACGATCACATTGAATTAAAAAAGAAAAACCCCGAGTATTATGAGTTTGTTGATATTAAGTTTGATAAGTTGTTAGCTTTGTATGAAACACCAAATCCTAGAGACGCTTTTTATATGGCCTTTTTTGGTGTGACTTATGCTCAAAAGATGAGACAGGAAGAAGCTGAATACAATAATTTAGATGATGAAAAAACAGAAACTAGAACTGTTGAAGAAGCAACACTATAAGTGGATAAAATCACTTGGTGTTAATATTGATTTAGATACTGGTAAAGTAAATAATACCTTTGAGGGTTATGATATGCCAGATTTAAAATGTAGGCCATCTATACCTTGTGGTAATAGAATTGGCGGTAGTACAGCTAAGAGAGTTTACGCTACACAAATTCCTGCTGGTAAAACTATTAGTGTGGCATATAATAAAGGGCCTTATATGATCGTTGACGCTAAGGACTTTAAAACTATGGGAAGGAAAATATAGTATGAGAGTAATGATGTTCTTAACTATTATCACCCTTATGACTATGGCAGTTGCTAAGTCAGAAGGAAGTATGGATTCAAACAACAGAAATCCTGGTAAAGATAAAGTTAATTATGAAGTTTGTGAAAGTAAGACATCTTGGTTAGAAAAAAACTGGTGTGAAACAGTTGAGTTTCAAAAACAAGGTTTTAATCAAAGTAAAATAGACCTATCTAAAACAAAAGAAGATTTAAAGAACTTACCTGGTAACACGGTGAACTTTGTAAAACAAACACCAGAAAATGTAAGTAATTTTGTAAAAGATACAAGTAATGGTATCTCTAATTGGGCAAGTGGTGAGTGGAACTCAATTAAAGATTATCAAAAGAAAGCGTGGTCAAAATAATGATAGGTGATTTTATTTGCTCAAGTGCCAATGATGGTACACATTATTTTAGACCAGTTTCAGCAAGGGCTGAAGTCTTTTGGAAAGAAAATAACTTTACTCAAAAGTATGTTATTGACAACACCGAAGATTATTATATTGTTAAAAGTGTAAATAGTGAGATAATTTGTAATGCGATACGTGAAGCTGATATGGATTTTACTAGTTAGTTTATTGCTAACTAATTGTTCCACAAATAGAACTACAATGGGTGCTGTGTTAGGTGGATCAACCACAACATCTGTATGTGTTGAAATGGGTGTTGATAATCCATATGCTATAGGTGCTTGTGCTTTGGTTGGTGCTTTTAAAGGCGCCGACCTTATGTACAAATCAGATTATGATGTTCACAATGCTGTGTTTGTAGATCATTTAAATACAGGTCCAGAAAAACAATCATATACAAATTGGTACAATACTAAAACAGGCAATAGTGGCATTATTAAAACAAGTAGCTCATATATGAAAGGTCCTTTTAAATGTAAAGACTATGACGCTACGGTAGATATTACACAACAATGGCCATTAATTGGTATTGGTAGTCCTAATAGAAGAGCTGTGTTTGGTACAGCGTGTCAGTTACCAGATGGACAATGGATTGAAAAAAGATGAAAATTAAAAAAGATAGTCATTTAAGAGATAGTTTGTTTTGGTATATTATTATTATAACAGTATTTTATTTTAGTGTAATATTTTTAGGTATATCAAAAGCGGAAGAGATTTTATATTCAAAAATTAAAACGATTGAACCAAATGAGGTCAATGGACAATATTGTTATGTTAAAGTTGAGATTAAACAAGAGGGTGATAATATTGTTAAAAAAGAAGTTTTGGAGTGTGCTGACGGTAAAAAAGGCATTGAAACACCAGGTTATTGGGAGTTATTTGCTCAATTTTATTATAGAGACACATCAGCTCCAGAATATTGCCGATACTATAGTCGGCCAAATCACGTCTTTAAAACACCAGGAAAGACGTGTTTAAAAATAAATGGTGAATGGGAGGTTAAATGATTAAGAATATAATCATAATCTCACTTATACTGATTATTGTAACTGGAATGTCTGGAAGTGAGTTTTTAGACTACATTTCAATGGGACTTGACAAATTACAAGATTTAGTATATACTGTAAAGAGTGAGGTAAATTAATATATGATGAAACAATTAAAAGTTGTAATGGTAGTTTGTGCTGGTTTATTACTAGCTAATTGCTCTTCAACTTACAATATAAAGTCTGAAAAAGGTAAGACTTTAAATCAAGTACCAAAATGGTATATGGCTGACTTTTCTGAAAAGAAAGCTTGTGATACTTCTACCTTTGGCAAAAATAAAGATAGAGAATGTATCTTTGGTGTAGGAACTGCTGTATCACCTGACCTTAATCTAGCAATAGAAAAGGGTATGATGATTGCTAAGGCAGAATTGGCCGACATTATCAAAGGTGAAATGAATAAATCAAGTAAACAATTCATAACTGAACTTGGCAAAACTAATACAAAAACAGTTGTTAGTGAAGTTGAGTCAACAATAGTAAACTTGATTAAAGATACACCTGTTAGAGGTTATGAAATCTTTGCTAAAGATGTAACTATGACGACAACTGGTTACTATAGAGCTTGGATTGGTTTAAGGTTACCAATGGGTGAGTTTAATAAGATGTATAACTATACCATTGAGGAAGCTGTTGACGCTTATAATTTAAAAACTAAGGCAAATATAGCTTACGAAAACCTTATGAAAAAGGATAACTCTAATGGAAATAATAGTTTACAGTAAAAATAACTGTGTTTATTGTGTAAAGGCCAAGTCTTTACTAAAGAATCTTGGCCTTTCATATACAGAAAAAAAAATGGAAGATTTTAAATCTACTGAAGCTATGTTAGAAGATATTGGTAAACAAGTTAGAACTATGCCACAAATTAAGATTGACGGAAAACTTATAGGCGGTTATAATCAATTGGTTGAGTTTTTTGCTGACCAAGGAAAGGTGAACTTTAAGGGTGAGATTGTTAGTGAGTGAAGATGAAAAAATAATACACTTTCCTACGGATCGTATTGTTAGAAGAAACGATAAAATAGAAACTGTTGATCCTAAAGCAGCTGAAAAATTAAGAGATCAACAAACAAAACAGTTTGTAGAAATGGCTGTTGATGATATTAGTATGAACTTATTAAAACAATTATATGATTTGGCCGTTAAAACAGATAAAGCAAGTTTTACAAAAGACTTAGCTATCATAGTAGATTTAATTAGAGGTTTAATTTATAGAGATTTTGGTATGAAACATCCATCACAACAATTATCAGACAAGATGGTAGGTTTAAACATTTTAAAAGATGGTACACAAACAGCAAAGATTAATTACTCTTTAATATTAGAAAAAATAAAAGATACAAAACCATTAAGTAAAGATTTTAAAAACGAATTAAAGGATCTAAACGATCAAGCAGGTTTGTTTGAAGGAGATAGTTTAGATGACTAACAGAATTGCAAAAGCAATCGCCTTAGCAGGTTGTAAAATAGTTGATTTGAAACTAAAAAGGAGAATATAATGTTGAAATCATTACAAAACCTATTTGGTAAAGATGAATTAGTGAAAGTAAAAGTAGCTAAAAGAACTGCTGAAACAAGAGGCAGAAAATCTTTATCAAAAAAACAAAAAGTGCTAAACCTTTTATCTAAAGGAGCGAATGTAGCTTGGAAAACAATTAGAACTAAGTTTGACTTAGAATCACCAAGAGCTATGATTGATACTTTAAGAGCTGAAGGTTATATGATCTATGGTAATAAAGTTAAAGGTAGAACTTATTACAGATTAGGTACACCTACTAGAGCTATCGTAGCTGCTGGTATTCAAGCACTTTATGGTACACCGTTCAAATATTCTAATCACAAAGTAAGTATTAGAAAATCTGAATTAGCACCAATTAACTAATAAGTGAAGTGTGTGGCGTGATGCAAACACGCCACCTCTCTTAAAAAAATGACTGAATTTAAAAACGGAATATATAATACATTAAGAAGTTTAATAGGTACAAGTATAGGCCGTGCTTTCATTTATACTTTAGGCCACATAGTAATTGCTATGACTTGTAATAGATTAATTACTGGTGCT